ACATTTGCACGAATCGTCTATCATAAACCAAGACCCGTCCATAGTACAGTTCCCGTCCATCGTGCAAGCACGTACTGTGGGCGTTGCATACCCACGATAAATTTCCTGCGGATGGCTGATTTCGGAATTTCCGCTTTCGGTCGTTTCAAGGTCTTTACTGATATCCGCATCCGAATAGACGATTTCGACTTTTCCGTAAATTTTACGAGGATTGTCTGAATATTCCATACGCCCCTCCTTACTTTTCCTTAAAGGTAACCGCCACACCTTTCCACAGAAGTTTATCCTTCGCCCAGTCGTAGAAAGGGCTATACGTAAGCCCCTCTGCTCTTGCGGTTATCGTAATAAGTTCTGCCGTAGTTTTGTCGTGGAAGGTTACCTGCGTAAAAGTTTCTTTCCGTGTTGCATTTGCCAAAATCGCCATATCTTCTTTCGAGAGGTATTCCCAAGAGGCATCAATCTTCCTTTTCGTACCGATGATGTCAACCACCATCGTTCCGTCCATTGTTCTTTCCGCCTTATCAAGGTTTTCAGGCGAGATTGTGATTTCTTTCGGCGCTTTGATGGCTTTACCGTTTAATCTTAAAAATTCCACCCTATACCTCCTTCAAAAAGACACCATTTCGTTTATATTCTCTCGTTAATTTTGGAACAATCAAACGCGCAAACGTCTGACCATCAAGTTCCATAACGATTTCGTTTTTCTCTTCGCCTCCTGGATTATTGGTTGCAACCATACCTTGCAATAAACCGTTCAAAAGGTCTCCATAAGGACTGCTGCCTGTTCCAACCACCGCCTTATTTGGCGAAGTCGGGTTCAAGGCAGATGCCACTTGAATTGCTGCTCTTTGGATAAGCGGGATATTTGCATACATATCCATCGCCATCATTTCCATTAGGTTTGGAATCCATTCGTCGGCGGTATGTCCTGGTCCTTTCTTTGTCGGTGAACCGAACCCAAGGAAGTCCTTGATAGCTCCACCTATGTCCTTTACACCGTCAACAACCCAATCCCAAGCAGCCTCGATACCGTCACCTATGTTTTGAATTAGGTTCTTACCCCAATTGAACGCATCGGCAATAATATCCGCAAAGAAATCGCCAATACTTGAAAACAACCCCGTAATTTTATCCCAAATCCAACCGCAAACGGAACAGATACCGTCCCAGAGATTTACGAAGAACGAGGATATGCCTTCCCAGGCAGCCTTAAAAATATTGACAATTGTATCGCCAAGATTCCCGAAAAATTTTCCAATTCCGTCGCAGAATCCTTGTATGAACTCCCAAATTCCAAGGAAAATATTCTTTATTGCTGACCAGATATTAAGGGCAAAGCTCTTCATATATTCCCAAGCCTCTGCCCAGTCACCACGAAGTAAGGCACAAACCATCTTGACAATGTCAAACACCGCCTTACCAACGTCTATCACCGCTTGGATTAAGGGGCCAAGTGCAGAAATAATGCCGTCAACCACGCCAACGACAACGCCTAAAAGCGACAAGACCACCCCACCGATAAGTTCAAAAATCGGCTTTAACGTTTCGTAAAGTTGAACGATTGTATCCCAAAGCGAGGCAAATAAGGACTTGATATTTTCCCATATCGGTCGTACATACGTTAAAAATTTCAATACCGCATCCACGATAATATCAAGGCAGGTTTTGACGATACTCCAAATCTGCGTGAACAGATTTTTTACCGTTGCCCATATCTTCGCACCATACTGTTGCCAGAACTGTGCAATTAAAGACAAAACGTCTAAAACTATATCCTTGACGATACCGAAAACTTCAACGACGATTTTCCAAATAAGCGAGAAAATATACTTGACCGTATTCCACAACGCTTGCAAGGCTTTCTTTGCTTCATTGATTATTTTCTCGCCGTTTTTATCCCACCACGACTTGACTTTTTCAACCGCAGAAAGAATAAATTTCTTTATCTGATCCCATACCTTTTTGACGAAGTTTCGGAAATCCTCATTCGTTTTCCAAAGATAAATCAACACCCCGATAACGGCGGCAATAATCATAATAATTAAGCCAACCTTCGAGAAGAGAACAGAAGCAACCTTCGCAATCATCCCTACGCTTGATATAAGTTTCCCCATCACAAGCAACAAGGGGCCAATCGCCGCCGCCAACAAAGCAATAACAACGACGTTTTTTCTTGTCCCCATACTCATTCCCATTAATTTAGTTGTGAGTGGCGTGATGTATTTCGTTATTAATTGCCTTATAATTGGAATTAAAACGTCACCGAACATAATGGCGATTTCTTCCAATTGGGAGGTTAATTCCGCCCATTGCCCTTCCAAGGTATCCAATTGTTGTGCAGCCATTTCGTTGGCTTTGTTTGTCCCCGTGACCGCCGCCGTCATATCACGAACGGCATCACCACCGGCGCTCATCAATGCCAACATACCAGGACCTGCCCTTGCGCCGAAAACTTCCATTGCTTGGGCAGTTGTCATTCCAGCCGCAGAAAGCGTATCCAAAATTGAGGCAAGGTCGTTTGATGTCGGGTCAAGTTGTTCCAAATTGATACCCAACTCATCAAAAACCTTAATTGCCGATGAAGTCGGGTTCATCAATGCCACAAGCGCCTGTCTTAACGAAGTACCTGCCGTTGAGCCGTCATAACCTGCATTATACAAAACCGAAAGCGCACCCGTGACTTCTTCAATTTCCCATCCAAGGCTATGCGCCACGGGGCCAATATACCCCATTGATGTGGATAGTTTATCCATACTCGCCATTGATGCACCGATAGCGGCGGCATAAACGTTCGTTACACGCTCTGCTGAACTCGCCTCCAACCCGAACTGGTTGAGAGCCGAAATAACGGTATCGGTTGTAAATGCAAGGTCACTTTGGGTTGCAGATGCAAGGTTCAGCGTTGCCTCGATAGAGCTTGACATCTGGTCGACTTTATAACCCGCCGATGCCATATAATAAAGTGCGTCTGCCGCCTCGGATGCCGAGAAGACCGTTTTTGCACCCATTCGACGAGCAAGGTCTGTCATTTCTTGGAGTTCTTCGCCCGTCGCACCCGAAACAGATGCGGCGTTTGCCATTGATTGCTCGAAATCCTTTGAAATTTTAATAGCAGTTCCCCCTAACGCCAATAAAGGCGCAGTTATTCCTGCCGTTAACTTCGTACCTGCCTTTGTAAAACCCGCCGAAACTTTCTGGATTTGCTTTTGCGCGTTTTGTAGTCCTTTCGATAGCGAAGAGATGTCGGCTGCAATCTTCACAACAAGGTTTCTTATTACTGCCATCTATTCCCCTCCTATTCGATAATTACTCCTTTTTCCGCCGCCATTGCTTTCAAAATGGCATCACTCCGACTGTCTGTTTTCTTGGGCTTTCGCCGTGCATCTTTTAATATTTTTTCAAGTTTCGGCAGACGTTTTTGCCTACCGAAAGCCTCGATATGCCAAGCCAAAACAAGGTCGTTTTCAAACTGCTGTTGCTCACGTTCCCTCTTTTGCTTGGCTAAAAGCACTAACTCGTAAGGCGTATATTCGCCAATTATCAACGGGTCAATACCAAGTTGCACGACAGCCCTATCACAGAAGTTAGATAAGTCAAAAGTGGCGGCGTTTATTCCCCCGTGGTATCCTCCGCCGTTTCCGTCTTGGGTTTACCGAATGCCTCCGTCAACGCTTCGCCGAGTTTTTCAGCAATTTCGTTTAAGTCGGAATAATCATCAATCAAATCGCCGACCTTGGAAACCGTGAGGTTCTTATCTTCGTGATAAAGACCTGCGTAAACAATAGCAAGCAGTTCTTTGATGCCGAGCTTTTCAAGGTCAAGACCCATAATAGGTCTGCCGATGATATCTTCGATTTTCGCAAGAGCGTTGATGCCGTAGCGAAGGGTTCTGGGTTTATCAAGTTGAATCGTTACACCTTTCTTCATAATTTACTCCTTTTTGTTTATACGCCCTTTTCAAAGGAAAGTGCGCCCGAACCCGTGAACTCAATGCTAATTGTTACGACGTCGTCCACAGGGTCTTCAATGGAAAGGCTCGAAATATAAGCCTCGCCTTGGTAATAGTTCTTTCCGTCCACGTACAGTTTGACCGTTACGGTTTCGCCGTTCAGGAATGCCGTCTGTAACGCTTCTTGACCAGCCGTATCCGACGGTACGCTATAATCGCCTTCGGAACTTGCCGTCCATTCTTTCAAGCCCGTGATATAATTTTTCCAATCATCACCAAGGGCGGTAGTTTCAAGCGTTTCCAACGAAAGCTCCAACGACCAGTTCTTAATACCAACTACCTTTTCAGAACTTCCGCCGATCACGACTTTACCGTTCTTACCTGCAATAGCCATAATTGTTCCTCCTATTATTTTTCATTGAAAAAGAATTCAAATTCGAGACTTGACATATACTCTCCCATATCAAATTTAAGAGACGTATTTGCGTTGTACTCGTAATC